CCCACGATCACGCCCAAGCAGACGGCATTCGCTTCGTTCGTGGCCTCCGGTGACAACAACACGGAAGCCTATCGTAAGGCATACGATACCTCCAAGATGAGCGAACAGGTAATACGAAACTCTGCGTTCAAACTCTCCAAGAACGAGAAGGTGAAGGCTGCCATCAAGTCTCTGAAGAAAGACACGCAGAAAGAGAGGCGGGCACATCGAAAGCTGACTGGCGACTGGATCATTGAGCAATTGCAGGATGAGGCAGCGAACGACAGGAACCCTGCGGCCAGTCGTATCAGGGCACTCGAACTGCTAGGTAAGAAGATGGGATTCTTCGAGGACAGCACCCTTGTGACGGTGAAGAGCCAGTCACCGGAGGAGATAGAGAAGGAACTGATGGAGAAACTTGGGGCGATCCTTTCTATCGAAGCCTGATAACAGGGGGCCTATCTCATTAAGTATTTAATGGCGACCGTACCCCCTTCGCGGGCGACCGTACAATCTTCGGGGGTGTTCTCATTAAGTATTTAATGGCGACCGTACCCCCCTCGCGCGGGTTCCTCTGTTGTTGTCCTAATTTGTTAAATTTTTTTCCTTTAAGTAGACACGTTGTAATCCTATCCTGTTAAATTTTTTTTGTTTTTTTTTTTACATCAGTTGGTATTGCGCCCACCTATTTGCAAAGTGTAAGCCTTGAGTGATATCGTCTGATACTATCTTGCCTTCTTTGTCACGTTCATATGCACCTGATGGTGGCCATTGTATGAAGCGTATGCTATGACCGCGTCTACCTTTTTTCATCTGTTTGTGATACATCTTTTCTAGCCTGTCGAATTCTGCTTGTGCTTCTTCTTCTGTCCGATACCATGTTGCCCGGTACATGTTAGCTGGGTCGTTTAATAGGAGCGGATCACGATATAATAGTCTCCACATTTTTTTATTCTCCCCTGTATTTACGCATTTCGAGTCCGATCATGCTTCTGAGGTTGCGAACTTGTTCTTCTTGTCTGCGTATGTCGCCTCCAAGTTTCAAGTAGCGTAGTTCTGCTTGTAAGTATTGGATGATATGGTTTCGGAAAGCCAGATTCATGTCTTGTGCTCTTACTGCAACGTTGCCTAGCTTATCAACTAGGGTGTCAATGTCTTTGTATAGTTTTTCAGTTTCTGTTGGTGTGTGGTGTTTCATAGTCTATCTGCTCTTGAGTCCAAGTTTATCCATGCCATCTAGTCTTTTCTTTTGTTCTGCCTGGTCGAGACTGTCCCAGTCATCGGGCCAGTGTATTCCAGGAACTAATTTGTAGAATCTCGCACGTTGTTCGATGCTCTCGGGGCTGTCACCTTCCGTGTGTGCGAAGAGTGTGGATGCCATTGATGCTATTCTTGCTACGTCAGTCATAATTTCCTTGTTGTTATGTAAGGTAGAGTAGGAGCCTAGGTATGCGAACCTAGGAAAGTCCATTCCCCGATGTATGTAGGCTTCGTCTGCCTTAACTCCAAGGTTTCCCTCGGTCTTCTCAATGGCATCCGGTATTCCCCGGAGGGTTGATCCATCGTTGAAGGGTGAGCCATGTGCCCACCAGTTAATCACCTTATCCCATACATAGGATATTCGGTCAGTTTTCAGAGAGGTTTCTCGTTAGAGGTACTCTCAAGACGCTCCCATAGTACGCTAGTCTATGGTACGGGGCTTACCCACAAGTTGCATGTCTGCCAATAGCTAGTCACTTGACTAGGCTATCCCCTATTCAGGGCCTTGCGTTGCCTTATCTCCCTATGGTTGAAAGATTTTTCGGCCACTCCCTCCACCAGTCAGGCCCGACTGATGGTCTCTACCTTACGATAGTTATGTACAAGGGCACCTAGTTGTAAGACAGGTATGGTTGTTTAAGTATTGCTTCATACTCTCATGGATATGAAGCTTTACCCCTTGTGTATTAGTTACCGGATAATGAGGGTGCAGGCTTCCTTGTCTGCTGTATTCTGGCAAGTCTAGCCTACATCCCCCACCCCGGGTTGAATTATGCTACTTCGTTATCAGAGTCGATAACATCTTGCAGTTGCTGGTTCCATGCAGACACTGCGTCCTTGTTTCTTACTACTACATCAAGGTTGAATCTTGATGTTACCTCTGCTCTCATGTCATTACGCTTTTTACTTAGCGTAGTTACCTTGCCTTGAGCTGTGTTCAGGTCTGAAATTGTTTTATTCCAGTCGGCACATTGTACCTTGGCCATGATATCTATCTTCTCTGTCATGTCCTTACTGCGTTGCTCAAATGACATGGTTTTCCCAGCGACACCATCTTTGTTTCTGTTTCTTCTGTTAGGTTCTAGTATCGCTTGTACTTGAGCTGGGTTCTTATCGTATAATGTTAATGCGTTCGCCCAATCCGCTCGTTTCCCAGACCATAGTGCAGTAGCTGAATTTATCTGCAAGTCTTTGGTTGCGTGTGTGCGATCCTTCCTGTCCCATCTACCTGATGCTGAGTTTACTACCTGCTCATAGCCTATAGCGTAGACATGGTTGGCGAATGCTTGTCTTGCTTCTCTTGGTGCTAGTGGTTCTCCTTCTCTGTCGTGCATCCACTCATCACCTAGTTCTACTGAACATACACCTAGCAGGGTTTCGCATATCAGTTCTGTTGCTCTGCCCTTAGCTACAGTTGCTTCCTTACCTCGGCCTGATGCTTGTGCTATCTGATAGGCTGATCTTGTTGCTGATTCAATCACATCTACGGCATCCCAGGTTTCCGGGTTACCATGTGTGTATGCGTTGTCAGCAATTCGTTCTTCACCTATCTGTGCATCTGCCCTTACCTGTGTTGTTACCAGGTTCATTCGTGTTGGTGGTCCTACTGGGAACTTCGTTTCCTTCTTAGCCATTGTTCTACTCCTTTTGTTTGGTTGAATCAATATGGCCAACCCATACCTCTAGACCGCGGAGGAGGGTGCAGGCGAGTCAAGAGCCGACCCGCAAAGCATGAAGATAAGAGGGCAGTAGACGAGGCTCTTTACTCGACAATCCCTTCTCTGCACCAATATTGTTTTGATGGCGACCGTATCCACCTAATTTGCTGTTGTATATTTTTTTACCTGGTTTCCATTGTTGCCAGTTGTTCATGAAGGTTACCATGGCCAGGTGTTCATGATTCTGACCATGGCGAGGATGTATAGTGTCGGAAGGAGTATGGCTACCAGTGCCTTGCCCACCATGTCTTTGGCCACTGTATCTTTCTCACTGTTGTTTTCCTTAGTTCAGATGTGGTTTGAAGTTATCGTCGTTGTCGGGTGCTAGTCGTCCTTTGTTTTGCCACTCTAAGAACTCCGTCACTTGCTGGCCTATCAGGTCTTCTCCTCTGTCGTCATACCATTCAAAGGTGCACTTACTGCAAGTCATTACAGGTATGGCTACTACTATGGTGTCCTTGTCGCCTATCTGTATCATTGCGTAGTCTTCTCTTTCTGTTACGGTTCCGTCTGCACCACATGCGTCACAGTGAGTTAGGATCGCCATTAGAACGGCTCCTCGTCTGAGTGTAATAGGTCGTCGAGTTTCTTCTGGTACTCAGCTTCAGGTAGTTTTCCTTTCGTCCGCTGGGTGAGCAGGTCGAGTCGTGCCCGCCACTCTTTGTCTGGCAGGTTGGCTGGTGGGTCCCATGGTGATGGGCTGTCCTCCTCCCAGGTTCTCATGGCTAGATCAGCCTTGGATACTATCTCCATATCCGTACCCTGAAGCAGCCAGGTTACGAAGTCTTGGCGGAGTGAGCCGTTGGTGTTACGGCCTATGAGGTAGCCGCCATAGGTTGCCGCAGCGGCCACGATGATGAGGCACAGAAGTTGAGCTAACATGTTAGTCATCCTCCCCGATTGTTATAGCCACTGTCCAGAGTAGACAGAGTATGATGGCTAGTATTGCGAACACGAATACTGCACCTGAGTACAGTTGGTAATCTGTAACCTCGTTCATGCTGTTTCTCCTAACCGTGGTGGGGTTACTTCTGTTGAGGTGTCTGCTTGCACCCAATGACCCAAGCCTTTGCCGTCTATTACGAAGTCGCAGAGAGCTTCATGGTCTTCTGAGGAGTGGCACATGCTGGCCTCTGCAAGGTCGAGCGACATCCTTGCTTCCAACCTGATCCAGTCCTCGTCGTTCTTGGGAAAGTCGCGTCCGTAATAGTTACAGATGTTCTGTATTTGTTTACGGCTATAGCCATACCGGGCAATGAACCCTTCCCATTCGTCCTTGGAGTAGCCCATGTGGCTGGTCTTATACGCTGACTCCCAACGGGCTATCATGACGTACATTACTACGAGGGCTACCAGGACTATGACTGCTGGTAGTGGGAGTGACTGTAAAAATTCCATGATGGTCTCCTAAAGGTAAGGGTCGCAACGCTCTTCAGCCCAAGCGTCTTCGATGCCGACCATGTCGTCGTAGAGGGTCTGGAAGAGGGTGTCGTCCTCTACGATATCGTCGATGGTCTTGCCGTCTACGATAGCCCTGGTGGTTGAACGCAGGATGGACTCTATGACCAGGACAGTGCCGATACGTTTGGTTGCACTGTCAATTAGGCCAAGCTGGTCGTCATTGAGGGTATCGAAGGCGTAGAACATGTTGACTCCTTGGTGAAGAGGACGGTTACTAAAACTATGATTAGAGGGTCTCTCTATTCTTAACGAGTTGTAATGGATTGTAATCGTCAAGTGTTTATGAGAGCGGAAGGAGTCGAACCTTCTAGCAGAGGAGGTTAGGATGAACCTCGACGTTACGAGGTGGCCTCTGCTACGCCATGCGCTCTACCTGTTACGATCTAGAATGGCAGATCGTTATCTACTACAGGGTTACTCCGTGCATCGCGTGCAAGCTTGTCAGATGCTTCGAAGTCAACCTTCTCGGCCTGTTCGAGGTAGCTGAACATCTCGCCACGCTGAAGCTGTATACCCTCGGTGACCATGTAGGTGATGGCTTCGATCCACATGGCTTGCTTCACGGCGGGCATGACACCAGATCGACGGCACGCAATCGTCAACTGAGAAGCCTGACTATCGTGGCCGAGTGGCACCTCGGCGTCAGGGTTATTCAGGACGTGAGCTTCTTTCCCGACCTTGATTACTGGCTCCGTGGCCGTGAGGTAGGGTCGCTCTTCAGCTAACCGTGCTCGCTTTAGGAGGTACTGCTTGTCATAGATGCTCTCCATGTGTTGATGGAGTCCAAGGAGGTCCAGACCGTTCTTAACTGCGAACTGTACGGACTGCTGAACGAAGTCGATTTTAGTAATCGGGTTACTCATAACAAAGCTCCAACGAAGAAGAATAATTAACCATGCATTCAGACCTCTAAATTCTCTTGATTTGAGTCAAGGCGGTAGTTTGCCTTTACTCAAAACCTAGAGATTTAGTGGAAGCTTGGGATCGGACAGAGATAAGGACTCGGAGTAGTTGCTGTTAAGATAGGGGGGCCTGTTGCAAGAGTTGTCGAGTTGTCCCGGTTACGAGTTGTTTGGGTGGGGAGTGACCCCGACCCCCCCTGCTGGAGGTTGCGGGTTTTCGGTTGTATAAAACACTGTTTTGGATATCCGATGAGCAAATTTTGTACTTTCTGTTACCGACCACCCATTTACGATGGCACCATATTATCTAACTTAATAATCTATTTTTCTTTTCAAGTTAGATAATACATCTAGATAATCTAGACTAGATATCTAAGTCTAGATTACTTATATAGATAATATGGATCAGAAACTTCTCTACGTTTTGGCCGACGCTGTTGATGCCTACAAGGCCGCTGGAATGCGTGGGAGAAATTATGTCATCCTGGGATACAAGGCTGACAGGCTTCTCAGGGATTACCCAAAACATTATGCTCGTCACAGCAACGGCAAAGTGAAATTTGTAGGAAAAACTGCCGATGATATTTTGGAAGAGTACCTTTCTGAGTTAGGTTATGATCCTGGAAGCAAAAGGTGGCATCAGTTAGTTAGTAGTGTAATCGATATATGCAGAGAGGGTAATTAGTGGACATATCCACGATACAGCAGAATCTGAATTCTTTCGCGGAAGCTGATAAAAAAGAAATACTTGAGATCATCAATAGACTTTCTACTGCGAAGACAAGAGTTGCATCACAGCAGGATTTCCTGACTTTCGTTAGGGAGGTGTGGCCTGCATTTATCGAAGGCTCGCATCACAAAACCATGTCGGACGCATTTAATCGTATTGCGGAAGGGAGTCTCAAGAGGCTGATCGTAAATATGCCCCCCAGGCATACCAAGTCGGAATTCGCGTCACATTTGTTTCCCGCCTGGTATCTGGGAAAGTTTCCTGATCGCAAGGTTATTCAGACTGCTCACACGGCAGAGCTTGCAGTGGGATTCGGTCGTAAGGTTCGTAACCTTGTTGGTTCCGCCGACTACGACAAGATATTTCCGGGCGTTGCCTTGAGTGCGGACTCGAAAGCTGCGGGACGTTGGAACACGAACAAGGGTGGCGATTATTTCGCTATCGGGGTTGGTGGTGCTGTTACTGGTAAGGGTGCGGATATTTTGATCGTGGATGATCCCCATTCAGAGCAGGAAGCTGCTCTTAATGATCCATCCGTATATGATCGTACATATGAATGGTACACATCCGGCCCTCGTCAGAGATTGCAGCCCGGTGGGGCGATATGTCTGGTGATGACCAGATGGTCCAAGAAGGATCTGACCGGAAGTATCATCAAGGCATCAGTCGAAAGAGGTGGTGCGGATGAGTGGGAGGTAATTGAGTTTCCTGCCATCCTTCCCAGCGGAAAACCTTTGTGGCCTGGGTTCTGGCCGATAGATCAGCTCGAAGCCCTGAAGGCGGAACTTCCTGTCGGCAAGTGGACTGCCCAGTATCAGCAAGATCCGACCTCCGAAGAAGGCGCGATCATCAAACGGGAGTGGTGGAAGGAGTGGGAAGAGAAAGATCCGCCCAAGTGTGAATTTGTCATACAGTCCTGGGATACTGCGTTTCTTGCAAAGGAAACCGCAGACTACAGTGCGTGTACGACATGGGGTGTATTTACAGATGAAAACAAAATAACGAACATTATTTTGCTGGATGCGCTCGAAGAACGCCTTGAGTTTCCAGATCTGAAAACCCGTGCCTATGAGATGTACAAAGAATACAAGCCCGATGCCTTTATCGTGGAGGCGAAGGCGGCGGGTACGCCGTTGATCTTTGAATTGCGGCGTATGGGAATTCCGGTAGGCGAGTATGTTCCCAGCAGGGGGAAGGATAAGATAGCCAGGGTAAACGCCGTTTCC